TCACCAGCAAGATTCATAGTTGTAGATATCTCACAACTAAATCTATCTTTGTGTCTTTTTAATTCATCACCTTTTTTATATATTCTTGCATAAGTATAAGCTGGATATAATTTTAATCCTGTTGCTTTTTCCATACCTGGCTGACATTTAAGCATTAAAGTTTCCATAGCAATATTAGAATACTGACTATAGGTTTCTGGTATCTGTTCATCTTTACCTTCGTAATGACCTATAATATTTTCAAATGGTGAAATATATCTTTGTGCTCTACAAGTATCATAAACTTGTTTCTGCATACTAAAATAGTTTGCAACAAAAGCTGCTAGGTCTTTTGATATTGCTTGTCTGATTACTGTATATTTATTTTTCTTAAAACTCATATTATCTCCATTGCTATTGTATACCTTTGAAATTTTTTTTTACTATTAGGAGCTGAATGTATTTTACTTCCATCAAATACAACTAAAGAATTTTCTAAACCTTCAGTGCGTTCAACAACATTATTTTTTTTAAACATAACCCCTAGTTTTAAAGGGTTAAATAAATAATAAACAATATTATATTTACAGTTATGAGTATGCCAAGCAATAGTGTCTCCCGTGCTATAATTTGACCAACAAGTTTTTATTGAATTAGGTTCAATAAATTTTTTTACTTTATTTATAAATATATCCATTTCTTTATATGTATGTAGATTATCTTTTGATTGTAGTCCTGGATAACCTTCTCCTAAATCTTGAACTTTAGTTTTTACAAAATTTAAAATTTTTTCTTTTTCATTTTTATTTAAAATATTATTATATTTTTTAAGCATCTTTTGCCATCTCTTTAGGCACTGCTTGTATATTCCAATGTATAAATCTAAAAGGCTCAAGTCCAAAGTCTACTGCATACTCGTGTTCTAAATAACCTGGAAATATAATTAGTGTTCCTGGTTTTGGTTTCATATGAAACTGTTCGTGACCTGCCCATACACCTTTTAAGTCTGGTTTCATTTTTAACTTTGTAGAACGAGCCCCTGTTCGCGGTTCGTGAAATACTGGCATCGATGTTTTGTCACTACACTTTAAAAAGTAAAAACCTGATACGTGTTGATTCCAATGTATGTGTGCTGAATGATGACCACCACCTTT